TAACATCTTCTAATTCTCCTATGCTAATATTTGTTCCGCCAGTTGAGGACCATTCAATACCTGTCCCACCACTATTTACTGCTAGGACATCACCTGCGGAACCTAAACTTAACTGTCCTATATCATTCATACCGTCGCCATAAAGAACTGCATTTTTCTCTAGGGTTTGTCTACCTGTACCACCATGACTAACAGGTGTTACATTAGTCCCAGTAATACTTTCGTAAATACCATCAGTAACTTCTCTAAAGTTCCAATCACCGTATACATTAGGTCTTTTTACACTTCTAATGACTGCTGCTGCTGTACCGGATACAGGACCATAGAATCTACCACCATCACCGACTACTATTTCGTTACATTCTAAAACATTACCGCCTTTTAGTAACCAGTAGTTAGCAGAATTATCATTGTTCTCTATAATAATTTTGTGATATTGAGTGTAGAAGTTTTTAGTAGTATCGTTACCAAAAGCAGCACTATTTAACTCTCCGGTTACTGGGAAAACAACTTCGCCAGTTCCGGCACTTCTGTAAGTTACAAATCTTGCTGTGGTGTGTCCAAATCTAAAGTATTCACCGATAGAGGTAAATCCTTTTTCAAACAGGAATTGTTTATCATAATCATAAATGTTGTATTTTTCGGAATCTATATTACCACCGTTTACTGTTAATATATCAACAGAACCGTATGTGTTGTGTAATGTTCTAGAAGTATCTGAGTAGATAGATTTAGCATATATTGTTCCCGTAAAAGTAATATTAGGATATATACCGTCTATCATACTGAGATTTAGTGCGCCAAAGTTAAATGTAACTAATTCTCTAGCACTTTCACTATTAAACATACTATCCGCTACATTGTAGATGACTAGCGGTTTGTGTGTGTAGGAGTCACCATTACCATCATATACTGTTGTAGTACCTGCGGTATTGAAATCGAATGTCATAGAATGTGTTGGTTTTATTTTTCCACCGACATTTATTTCTAACTTACCATCTAAGTTAATACTAGTAGTTGTACTAGTAGTAAGAAACTTTGTAAAATTAGCACTAATAGTAACATCTACTAATTCACCACTAGCAGGGAAGTTAGCACTATCGAATTGACAATCATTATTACCATCAGATGTAGAATCAAAGACTATACTATCGCCATCTGCCGGTGCAGTTCCAGTTGAAGGACCTAATGGGTCTAACCAATTGTCTCCGTCGTTGGGGCTAGAATTAGCACTACCTTGCCAAAAATATGTTGTCCCTACCATTTATTCACCCACTTAACTTGTGAGCGAACCTGATAATTCACCGCTTGTTGTTCCACTCACTTTAGACGTAGTACCTTTAATATAAAATGCTGTACCACCTTTCTCTGTTATAACGGCTAAAGCATCTTCGGCTTGTTTTTCAAATGATGCTAATTGTTTGTTGAATCTAATATCTGATGTACCTTGGTCTTTTTCGGGTACAACCGCAGGTATAGTATCTATAAGAACTCTTAGACAGTCTACGCATACTACTAGTTTGATAGCAGTTTCTACTTCTGCTGTTGTTGGTGCGTTTGTAGAATCTACACCGACATACCCTGTCTTTCTAGATTTCTTACTAATTTGTGTATTACGCATATTTACATATTCAATAATAGTACCACTATTTAGACCGCGTGGTCTGTTTAGCAAATCTCGTATTGTATTTACGGTAATATTAGTATCGAAGAGAGTATCACCATCTTCTATTACCAAATCTCCCATTACGAAAGCCATTTATTGCCACCTCAGAATCGTGTATCGTAGTCCGATGGAACATCAATAACTACCATGTTATTTGAAGGTTCGCTTATTCGGCCAACTACAACGACCCTGCGCGTAGCAAGAATCTTATGAGTCATTTCGCTATCGGGAAGCCAGTATAATGTTTTTCTAGGCTTATCCAAAAGTCTTAAAGGATGATTAGCGTATTTTTTACCTGCGTTTCGGTGTACCCTAACCATGTAGCCCATACCGGATTTCCAATGCCTAAGACGGTGTTCCATGTCAGACATTTCACCGGATTTAGGTAATGGGATACCTTTATCCTTCAAGGCAGAAGCCATAGCAGCCTTTGTAGGGCCACTAGGCTTCTTTTTTGCTACCTTTTTAGGGGCAGCAGCCTTTTTGGTAGTAGACTTCTTTGTAGAAGCCTTCTTCTTTTTAGTTTCTTCAGGCAATTAACCACCGTCCGTATTTAAGCACGGACTCCGGTCAACTTAAAGATTCTGTGAGATTTGTTAGCACTTGCACCATCTTGGTGTTCGTGGATAACGCTACCCATGTATCCTGTCAATAGCCAGTCGTAACCTACTCCCGGTAGACGTGTTAATTCTGTCTCTTGGAAACCCGGTCCGTTGTATGTGAAGAACTCAGCAGTCTCAGCACCCGGTACTAGCATAATTGCGTCGTTACCGATTGCACCTGTTGTACCGTAATCTCTTGTGTAGTAGATGCTTAGGTTTGCGATTCTAGCCAAGTGGTCGCCTAGTGACTCAACTACGTTTCCGTATAATGTTGTGTTTAGGATAGCACTTCTCTTGTCAGCAGGTAGAACCAATGCAAGTGGTTCGTTTCCGCTAACCTTTGCGTTAGCAAAGATGTCATCCATCATTCCAAGGATGTCGCCTTCTTCATCTGCTGAACCGCCACCGAATACGTCTGTTGCTGCAACTGAGTTGTCTGCACCTGCGTATAGTGTGCTTAGGATGTGGTTGTCAATTGTGTCAGCCCTTGCTCTAACAATTCCAAGTTGTTGCCTGTCAATGTTCTCAAAGGATTCACCACGTAGACGTACTGCGTCTAGGAAAGTAACTCTACCTTGACCTTTCTCAAGTTTGGTTGAGTAGTTCTGAGTCCCAATGTTGGTTGGGTCAGTTAGTGCAACGTCATCCAATGGGTAATCGAATGTACCGATAACTCCTGTGTACCATGTAAAGTTTAACCAAGGAACGCTTCTTACACCGACTAAATCGGTTGCGATAGCGATTGTGTTAGACTGCAATTGAATGAAGTCTCTTAGTGTCTGTTCGAGGACTGCATCTCCCGGTGCGAAAGGTCCTACTGCTGCTTCTACGTTTAATATTTCTTCTAATGTACTGTTCATATTTTATTCCCCCTTATTATCCTGTGATTACTCACTCGACTACTCCTGCCATCAAGACTGGAATTAAATCACCTGCTGCTGGTGTCAAACCATCTTCACCCATGTAAACTCCAACGAATGTTGCTGAGTTTGCTGCTGTGGTGTGAACGTGTCCGTCTGCTTCTGATGTTTGAGAAACGTATAGTCTCTCTCCTGTTTTTAGAACGCCGCCGCCAACACATTTTACGTATTGTACACCGCTTAGAGGTACTATTGATACTGTACCTGTACCTGCTGCTTCTAATGTTCCATCTTCTCCGCGTGATGATTCAGAAACAGTAATTCCAATAGGTTTATCTGTTACTAATGATGTTATCAATATCCCGCTTGCGTCGTATTTTACTAATAGACCTTTACTTGCGAATGTGTTTTGTATATCCGCGCAGTTTACTGGGTCTAAACTTCCATATGCTACCATTTTATCTCATCTCCTTTAGTGTGTCGTAGCGATGAGCCTTCATTCTTCCTTTCTCATCAACTGCGAGTGTCTGATTCCAAGCACTGGCCCATGCGTTCCATGCTTTTGCGTAAATGGCTTCGTCGTTAGCAACGATTCTGCCGTTAAGGTAGTTTTCAACTTTTGGAGTATCTTCTGATGCTTTAACATCTTCAACTGTTTTCTCCATTGAAACTACTGGTGTCATCTCTACTGGTGTTGGCTCAGGGTGAGACGCTTCCCAAGATGCGATAAGTGTTTCTAATGTTGCAGTAGAAAGGTCATCATGACCGGACATTCCCAAGTCAGATGCTTTAGTAACTAAAGACATTCTTTCTTCTTCTGCTCTTGCGGCCACTTCAGCCTCGAACTCAGCCACACGACTGTTAGCCAAAACTAACTCAGCCTGTATAGCCTCAATTTGTGCTTCATAATCAATTTCTGTATTTTCTATTTCTTCGGTCATAGCAATCACCGTTGGTTGATTGTGGTCAGCCACAGAATGTCCTATAAAGGTTTCCGAGTTTTCGCTTGCTGTTGGTAATTTTTCTTCAACTACCTTCTTCACGGCCTTCTCAACATTCGCTCTTTCGTAAGCGGGCTTTACTACTAATGCTAAATGGTCGAATGTGAAATCTTCACCAAATACTAAACCATCTTCTGATGCTTCTACTGGAACTCCCGAACCACCGATACTTACTCCGTATCCTTCTTGCATCCATAATCCATCGTCAAAACTAGCAAACATTTCTTGTCTTGTAACATGGGCTACATATCTAACATCATAACCACTAGCGGTTGTAAAGAATGTTGCGCCAACTATGTAACCAACATTTGCTTCTTCTAAACCACCATCTGTATTTCTTGTAAATCCCGCACCTGTTTCATTGGCTTTAGGATGTAATAATGTCAAATCGCTATCTTTCATTTGTCTTACAACAGACATAGCACCTTCCGGTGTAAGCGACCATTTGTTTTTGTTCATACCTTCGTGGAATGCAATACCACTTATTTCTATAATAGTATCTCCTGTCTCAGCGATAACTACTGCTTTGATTTCATCAATATCTAAATCTAATGTAACTGCTACTTTTTTGCATTTACCGTCAACCATTTTTTCTCCTACACCACATGAACTGTGATAGGATGCTTCTTCATCCTCTTTCTTTTTGTAATATGCTTGTTCATCGAACTCATGACCTTCATGCTGTCTCATACATACAGCATATCTTTGTTCTTCACTAGAAAACTCTTCGTTCATTTTAGAATCGCCCATACACCTACTCATGAACTCATCGTGAGATTCATCTCCCATAGGTTTAGGTAGTGCTGCTTCTACGGCATCAGCCTTTTTCTTCATTTCTTTTGCCTCTGCGATAGGTATGCAATTAGGAACTTTTCTACCGTTTTTCATTTTCATACCGTATTGTTCATAACCTTCTGTGCAAGGGTCGTCTGCGTCTTTTGCTTCTACGTTACCGCAATTGCACTCTGATGCGCTTGCATCGTGAGAATCATTTTTATCAAACCACATTTGGAACTCTTCTTCGTTAGGGCCGGGAAAATACATAGGTGTTCCGTCAGCCATTTGGTCGCTGTGTATTTCACCACCAAATCCTATTTCTGTTGATTTTTGTCTTGCTCCTTCGGGTGTTGAAAATATGTAATCTTCCATACCTGCTTCTACCTTTTTACCACCACGCCATTGTCTGCAAGACCAATAACGTGCCTTCCATTTTGGACCGGGATTATCACAGTTGTGTCTACTGCGGAATGCTTTTCTTCTAGCAGGGTCATCTCTTTTGATTTCCATGTTAGGGTCGCCAAATCTTACTAAGACTACATTACCGTTAGCATTTTTAGTATAAACTCCGAACTTTTTACTAGCGCCTGATGTACGGAATGGTTTGTTAAGAGTAACTTTACGGCCTTGATATTCTGCCGCAGTAACATCTTCTTCGCCCCATTCTTCATAAGCAACTTTTTCACCACCGCATCCGCAGCCACATGACATAACTCTTGGAGATTAGGAATGTCTTATTAAGTTAATCTTTTAAGATAGGACACTCCGAGCAATCACCCATAACACAAAACCCACAAAAGATACTATTATTCATCAAACATCAACTCCTTCTGTGAAGCCTTCTTGTGTTTTTAAGTTAAGATAACATTGTTTTAGTAAGTTTTCTTGGTCTGCACCATCAGTTACATCTAATGGAAATTGGTAATTAAATCCTGCGATTGGTGATTTACCACTTGTGTATGTGCTTGCATCCATAAAAACTAAACCACCATAAGTTATTGTAAAAGATTTAGTACCATCTTCTGCAACTTCTTTATTCATCCTAAACTCTCTTATTACTGCTTGTGCTTCTGCACAAGTTAATCCAAAGTCTGTTTCTATACTAACTCTCAAAGCCATTTTTATTCACCTTTCTTTGCGGTAACTTTATTGTTTGTGATTTGGTATGCTTCCATATCTAGGCTGTGTTGTTTTTGCATTTTTTCCATTTCTAAGTCATGCTTTAGTTTGTATTCTTCAAGCATTCTTGTGTGGTTGTCAACTGCTTCGCTAGATGAAACGTCACTTGCTAGTTGGTCAGGTAAGATGTTAATTTTTGCGCCCTCTTTACCCTTGAATAAATCAAGTACGCTAGTTATGATAAGAAGCGCCGGACCACCGAGCAAACCAATAACTGTTAGTTGACTGTCTGTAATATCCCTTTCTTCTACTATGCTGTAATACGATGCTGTGGCAGCGATAATTACCCACGCTAAAACAACACCAAGGCCAAAAATAAGCATAAGAAGTTCATTAGGGTTTGACATTCGCATCTTACTCATGGTTTTTTCAGGTTTCATGTGTCTTATTAACCTTTCAATGTAAATCACTAAAACTGCTATCGTAAAGACTACTGGTAAAAGTATCATCAGTCCACCATATCCGAAGCACCATCTTGTGAGTTTTCTCGCGGTAGTTCTCCGACATTAGTTGGTCTTTCAGTTTTTCTTTCGTCTCCACTTCTATCAGTAGGTAGGCTTAACATATTCAATGATTGGTTCAAAGTTAATATTCCCGAATCGTAACCCATAACTGCTCTCTGCATTATATTTAATGGGGTTTCACTATCCATAGCCTCAAACTTAATAGTAGGTAAATCTTGTTTTCTATATTCTATACCCAACAAGTCTAAATGCATCATAAATACTTTGGTCGCTGCTTCCGATAATATACGATGCATACGTGATATTGCTTGCACAGCCCATAGATTAGCGTTATATGTAGCAGCGAAAGTAGAGCCTTTTTCTTGCCCTGCGGCAACTCTAGGTACTTGTAGCACAGCCGCTATATCTGCGTTAATTGCATCTAAGAATCCTGTGTTGTTAGGAACTGAGTTGCCAACATCTACGTGATGTAGTTGTACGTAATGTGGTAGTACAGGTATTTGGTCGCCTCGCAGTCCCTCGAATAGAGATATAACCTCATCCATAATATGTTTTAATCTTTGCTGTTGTTCTGCGGGGTCTTGTATGTGTTCGATAGCAGATTTGTCAATTGTAATAAATTGTTTTGTCATAGAATCTTCTAGACTAATTCTGTTATTCATGCTATTGTATTTCATTCTGATAGGTTGCTTTAGTGACGTAAATCTACTTGCTCCCCACACACCGTATGTTCTACGTAATTTATTATCTGTAAACCAATTAGACCTTGCATCTATTTTTACGTGTAATATTTCTCTATTAGGTATTGCGACTTCATAAGATGTACCTTCTCTCAACATATATGTCGTAGCATTGATGATTGGGTTATCTTCATCAGCAACGAAGTAAGAACCTAAACCACCACGCTCATCAACTATGGTAATTTGTTTTACGGGTAAACTTTGTAGGTCTGTTACACCTACACCCTCTTTACCAACAATTTTGTTTATGTCATTTCCGTAAACC